ACTGAAGCAGCGAATACGATTCGTCGTCGCCAAAGTCGCCCGTCGTGATCGACGATTGCCCTGCTCCACCGGTCAGCGTCTGTATCGTGTGCGTCGTGTCGATGATCGATGGCTGAGTGGCGACAGACGTCCAGAATGGAGAACTCCACGGCACTTGTGGCAGGTCTTGCCATTCGTTAGCAATAGTCCCGAGCGACGTCCATGTGATCTGACCGTTGATGAAGTCAACCGCGGCTTCGATCGCGCGATCAGCGCGGCCCCATTGCCCCGTCTTGTAGTTGTAGACGATGGCGCTATCAATAGCGCCGGTGCTGTTGTTGCTGACGTAGTACCAGAACACAAGGCTGTTAAGCCGATCATGCACACTACAAACGGTCTGCTTATACGACGGGTTCTGGTTGCGGAAGAACCAGTTTTTCACCGAGTCGCCGATCGGCGTCGGGCGCGTACCGTCGAAAAGGTAGAAGTTGTCATTCCCGAGGAACAGATGCGCGGTGCCGATCGAAACGACAGCCTCTTGGCATGGCGCTCCGATCTGGTTCGAGATGACATTGAACGCCCAAATGACAGGCGGCCCCTGATATGTGCCGTAGTACATGGACGTTTCCTTGTACACGACAATATCCGGACCAAGCGCGCGCCCTGCCCTGATCTCACCGGGCGTATCGATGATGCGGCCGTTCGCGCATTGCGTCGCCTGGCTCGGCGTCCACACCGTTTGGTCGTACAGACCTGAGTTCCACCAGCCATCGGGGCGCGTGCCGTAGGTCGGATCAACCGTGTTGAATGCGAACACGAAACCCGCTACCGTCTCGATGATCGCCGCCTTCGGTGCGCCTGCAATATCTGCGAATGCTCCCGTCGTGCTCTGCTGAAGAACATCAGCGCCGTTCGTGGCGACGGTCGTATTGCCGAACTGCGTAAAGCGCCAAGATGCAGACGACGATGCGGTGTAAGGCGACGCTCGCGAGACGTCATTCCAGACGCCAGAGCCTTCCTCGTACAGCTTCGTCTGCGTGCCGACAAGCAGCCTGCGCGTATTGTCTAGCTTAACGAGGGTTGCGCCACCGAGCACCTTAGCCGGAAGCGCCGGCATTCCAGCACTGACCGCACTAGGCGCCGCACGCATACCCTTGAGCGACGGCACCATGTTCGCGCAGTCGATCACTGCGCCAGGCGTCGTTGGATCGATATCGGGCGCGAAGCCGATCAGTTTGTTACCCATTTACATGGCCCTCATGCCGAGCGCCGATCCGGAATACTGGCTACTCTGGTCGTTGTCGTGCAGGTCTTTGATTGCCGTCTCAAGCGCTTGAGCCCACACCGCAATGCGTTCGTCGTTCTTGATGAACGGCTCAGCCTCGAGCAGCGACGCATACAGATAAATATCCGGCGCGTCTTCAAGCAGCCAGTTCGACGTATTGCTGTCGCTCAACGGCTCGATGTTCTGCAAGTAATGCAGCGTCAGTTTCGAGCCGTCTAGATTCGTCAGCAGCCAAATCTTGTTTCCTGCGATCGTGTACTTATTCAGCCCGTCTACGTCTTCCATACAGGCGTCAGCAGCAGCCTCAGAGACGAAATCAAGACGCTTGTCGCCGTAGGTGATGCGGATCGCCTCGTTGTAGTCACCCGGAAGCGTGACCCAATTAGTCGACGGCGTGACGTTGTAAAACGTCCTCATCTGGCGCACTTTAAGACGGCGATTCAGCCGCGCCTCGGCGAGTGCAATCAAGTCGGGTGCCGCGTCGGCGAGGTTGTTTCGCTTGAGCCAGCGACCGACTGATGCCTGTAGATCGGAATAGGATTCGAATGGCATCAGACACGCCCCGTCCATACGCGGAAGCCGGACAGATCCGGATCGCGCAGCATCGCCTTGATGTGATCTTGGCTCTGCATGAATTCTTCAAACGTGATGCCCGTCCGGTTCAGGTAGTTCTCAACCACCACAGCCGGGAAGCTGGCCGCATGGCGCATCTCGTTCGATCCGACGATGCCCTCATTGCGAAGCGCGGTCGTCGTGTCGAGAATCGGCGTGCAATCCTGAATCCGCTCGATCGCAGTCGTGTCCGTCTCGGGGATATAGTGAAAGCGAGTGCCGACTTCCATATCAGCAGTCCTCAAGCGGGCTGACCTGAACCGTGCCGGCCGCGGATACCTGAATTGCCGCGATTGTCGAAGCACCAGCGACAGCGAGCACGATCGAATCGCCAGGCTGAACCAGCACATCGCCAGCGACAGCCGTCGTGCCTATCTTCACGTATGCGGACGCGGTAGATGCGACGCGGATATATTTCGGCTTCGTGCCGTTCGCGCAGTTCGGAATCGATGCGCTGGCAGAGGTCGCGCCAGTCGTGATCGTGACGCCGGTCGCGAAGATTTGCATTGCCTTGGACATGGATTTCCCAAAGAAAAAGGGGCATCCCGAAGGACGCCACTTGATTGCTACGTGGCTACTGCGTCAGATCAGAGGAGATCTCGGATCGCGCCCGAGCTTTTCTCTTGGCCAGCCTCGAGCGTGTACTCGACGACGAGTTGACGCTTCTCCGCGTCGCCGGTCTTGGCGAGCGGGTTGGTCTGCATCGGACGCAGGAACGCCGTCTTCCAGCGGCCCATTTCCAGCACGAACGCGGTACGAGCACGTTGGAAGCGGTTCGGCACCGCCTTGATCGTGCCGAAGTCCGACACGTACACGTCGACGGCCGCCGTCACTTGCTTGTCTTCGCCCTTGTCGAAACGGGTCGATGCGCCGGTGAACGTCGAGAACGTCTGCTTTTGCGTGCCGCCGAGCATGATGACGTTCGGGTTGCCGCCTTGCGCCCACGCGAGCTGGATCACGTTCTTCAGCATCGCTTCCGTGAACGCACGCGCGGTGCCATCGGTCGGCGCCGTATTCGTGTTGTAGTTCGGAGCCGCACCCGTTGCGCCAAGATCGTTGTTCGTTGCGACCCAACCTTCGAGGCCGCGAAGCTGGCGAGCGGTCGTCGAGTTGCCGGTAATGGCGGTTGTGTTCTGCGTCAGCGCCGTTTCCATGTCGCGCTTGAGCTCAAGACCCTTGAGACTCAACTGATACGCGAGCTCGTCCTTGCGGCCTGCCGGGTTCATGCCCGATTGCTGCGTGCCCGAGACGATGATCGTCTTCGTCGAGATCTGCGTGCGGTTGTTCAGGCGAACGGTCGGCGTCACGGCGGCAGCGCTTGCGTCGTCGCCTTCAACTGCGGCGTTGTTCGCAGCAGCGGCGAGATCCTGCGTTTGCCATTCGTGGAGCGTGTTGGTCGCTTTGCCCTTGCCGATGCCGCTCATAAACGGCGTGTCGGTCGGCGCGATTCTGTAAATGACCAGTTATGTTATCGCCAAGGCTCTTTATCCTTGGCTTCACCGTCTTTCGATCGGTGCTCAGACTACATCATCACTCTGCATGCAGAGTGCCGGGCGCTCGTGGTGCTTTACCGTCCGTTCTGGACTCCATGCACTAGTCGTTGAACCTTCGCCGCATTCCTGCGGCGCTTGGCTGCTGATTGCCCAATCCTCACCGTTTTCAAACCGTCACGCTTGCCGTTGCCAGCTTCGTTGTGGTCGGTGAGGCTCTAAGGGGTTTCCAGCAATTCACTCGGTTTTAGACGGACTGTCAATGACCCCGGTGTTCATCATGGTGGCACTTTGGACAAAGTACTTCGCTGTTCGCCGGATCAAACCGTATGTCCGGATACTTCGCGAAAGACTTGATGTGATGCACATGCAGCTTAATCTTCACGCCGCAGCATTCGCATGTTTTACCGTTCTCAACACCGCATCGCTCGCATTTGTTGCCTGCGCGAGCGAGGGATTGCTGCTTCCACTCGCGCGCCATCCAACTGCCGCGCGCCCTGCGGTTGACTTCGGTAAGTCCGCCCTTCCAGTTCGGGTTTTTCTCGCCGTATGCAGCACGCTCAATCTGAGACTTCCTGATGTTTTGCTTGTGCTCTTCGGTGAAGACCCGCCCAGGCTTCAGGCGATGATTTCCATGCTCTTTCAGTTCTATTCCGTGCTCTTTGAGTCGCTTGAAAACGACCGTCTCACCAACACCGAAGTGCTCTGCGATTTCTCGCATTGACTTCGTTTGGTAAAGCTCGTCTAGCACGTCACGCGGAGGATCAAAAGCCCTGCGGCCTCCAACTTTCTGTATGACGATGCCAAGCTCGTGGATCCTGCGCCTGACGACCTCGGCCGATATGCCGAACTGTGCCGCGATACGCGCAGTTGAATAGAACTGGTAAAGGTGCTGAAGCTCTTTTTTACTTAGCTGCTTGAACTTGTCCATTTGCGCCCCGTGATGATCTACGGGAGCAATTATATCGTTAATCCGTCAGATCTTCACGGTTGCCAACGGCGGAATAGGTTTGGTAGGTATTCGTCGGAGCGGTCATTTCTGATCCTTAATCAAGGAATTGGAGGATTGCAGCAGCCCCCGCTTCCACGCTTCCGGTCTTGGACAAGCGTCGCATCGCCTCTGAACGACCGTCGCCAGGCTTCATGCCGGTTCCGGGCCGCTCAACCTTGGGCGGGAGCTTGTTGACCTTCTGCGCAGCTTGCGATTGCTGCTTCATCAGTTCGTCGTACTTGCGCGCTTTATCAGCGACCAGCAAAAGCCGATGGTCGTTGATGCCGTTAAGCTCTTGCGCATCGAAGCCTGAGGAAGTCAGGAATTCGACGATCGCCTTAGCGCCGGCCGCGTACTTATCGGGGTCTTTCCATTCCGGGATGGCGTCGCGCAACTTGCGGCCTTCCTCGTCGATGCGCGCCTGCGTTTGCTGCGCCGCTTCGGCTTGCTGCTGCTGCATCAGGTAGGCTTGCGCCGCCTGTGCTTGCTGCAACTGTGCCGCGCGTGCTTCGAACACATGCCGCTGACGCAGGTATTCCTGCGGATTGGTTGCAATCAGTTCTTCCCAATTGGGTTGCTCTGCTTGCATGAGCGCTTGCATCTGCGGAACGAAAGTATCGAGAACCTGCTTGAGTTGAGCCCGTTCCTGTTGGAGTGGAGCCCGCTCCGCTTCAGCCTGCTTTCGCAACGCAGCAGCCTCTTCGAAGCGCTTATTTGCCGCGGCGGCTTTCTGTGCCTCCGCGATCAACTCAGCGCGCGTCAGAGTGCGCTCTTCGCCGTCGACCTTGATTACGAACGCTTCCTCTGCCGGCGTTTCCGGTTGGGCCTGTTCGGGTTGGGCGTCGGATTGCTCCGTTTCGCCGCCCTCTTGGCCGCCTTCCTCGCCTGCATCCGATCCGTCGACCATCTCGGACAAACGACCTAACAGCTCGTCGTCAAATGATGCTTCGTTGCCCTGGTTTTCAGCGCCCGATTGGGTAGCCTCGTCCATGCATTACCTCAAAGAAAAAGCCCGCTGGATCGATCCGAGCGGGCTTAGTTGAAAAGGGTTGGTTGTTACTTCTGCGCGATAAGTTGCTCGACCAGCTTCGTAAGTCGATCGATGCGCGACATAATTTCACGCTCGGCATACGTTGCGGAGTGACACCAGCAGCCGCACGCATGCCAGAAATGAGACACCCCCGGATCTTGCAGCGACCCAGGCATAAAGCAGTGTTTATTAGAGCAGGAACAGTCAGCCACATATCTCTCCGTTGTTCCACTGATACGACACGTCGCCAGCCTCTACAGGCGCGCTGCCATGCTCGCCATGCCACAGCGCAACAGGCGCATCCGGGTGCCACACGCGAACAATGCGACGGTGCGGCTGCGCTTTCTCTGCCGCTACCAGGCGATCCGAGAAGCTACGCCATCCTTCATGCGCTGTATTGCCGATTGCTGCTCGGCTTGAATCCTCGCCATCTTGCCCGTCTCGACCACCGTCTTTAGGTGGCCTTCCACGGCGCTTAGCGACTTCAACAGCCTCCATAGTTCCTCGCGTCCTTGAGTGTCACGCGCAGGAGACGACTCCCATGCGGACATGTATTGAGCCTTCAGGGTGGCGAATGCCTCACTGAGTAGCGGATGCTCCATCAGTTCCGCCGCCTGTTGACCCCGGCTGATTTCCTGCGTCTGCTCCAATCTGAGCCTCCTGAAGCGACGTTTCGTTACTGTGAACGGTCGCCGCAAAGTCGAGTGCTTCGGCCTGCGCGCTGATGCCGGCCGGAATGTAGATCGCCTCGCGCTGCACCGCGAGATTCGCGTAGAACTTCTCGCGCTCCCAGGCTAGATCGAGTGCGTGCTTGTCGCGTTCGCGCTGATCGAGCAACTGCTGCTTCTGCATCTCCAGCGCCGCCTCGTTTTGCGATCGGTGATCGTCGAGCTGCGCCTTCATCTGCAACTCTTGCTGATCCGATTGCGCTTGCGCCTGGATCTTGAGCAGATCCGGATTCGGCTGCGGCGGCTTCGGCGGCTGCTTGCTCGGATCGGTGAAGAACAGTTCCGAGTTCTTGAAGCCTAGCGCCTGAGCCATCTTCGTTGCTGCGTTGTAGATGTTCTCAGGCGTCGCGATGCCGATTTGCAAGCCTTGCGCCTGCACATTGCCGAGCGCCATCAGGTGTTGGACGATCAGCGTCTTGTCGCCAGTGCCAAGCCCGACGTTGACGACCGCATCGTATTGATTGCGCCACGCGCGCGGATCAACGTCGACCCACGACCCGCGCAGCTTGATCGTCATCGCCTTATCCTGATACTGCGCAAGCAGCTTCTGGATCATGCGGAACAGGTCTTTCATCCCCGTTTCCGCCATGCCGCGAGCAATCAGCTTGATACGCATATCAGCGCGGTTGGTGATGTTCTCCAGCCCGCCCTTCGTCTTGTTCAGCGTGTCAGCATCAGAGCCTTGCGTGTACTTCGTAATGCCGGTTCGGTCTTGCTTCGCAGCATCCGCATATTCGAGCGCCTGATATGCGCCCGCGGAGTCCGCTAGACCCTGTTGCAACGGCCCAACCATGCCCGGCGCCTTGACGCGCACGACCTGACCAGGACGCGTCGTCAGCAGATCGTCGAGATTGACCTGACCATCGACGGCGAAAGTGCGGCCGTTGATCTGCATGTACATGTTGTCGAGAATCGCGCGCCAGATCGACGTCTTGATCTTCTGCGTGTCCATCGCCAAGTCAGCGAGCGACAGGCCGAAGAAGCGATGCGGCCGGCGAATCGGCGTGATGCTGACGAACGGAGGCCCGTCGCATTCCTCGTTGGCGAGCGTGACGCCACCGCCGCGGACAACCTTGCGCCATTCCGCGATGCCGTCGCCGTCGTAATCGACCTGCAGATACGCTTCCGTAATCCACACGACGCGCTGGCTCGGATCGTTGCTGATCTGACCGCCATCGCCGGCATACGCGAAATCGTCGTCGTATGCTTCGCGCTCGATGCGCTCGCCGTTCAGATCGCCGTTCGAATCGCTGTTGATTTCGTCGACGTTCTCGTATCCCGCCGCACGCAGCTCCGAAAGCGTCTTCGGCATGTGATGGCCGCAGAACGGCGCATCAGCGATCGACTTAGCTCGGCGAGAAATGATGAATTCCTCAGGCGGAACGTTCTCGACGCACACCTTGCCTACTTTCTTCGTGCGCTTGAGCGTCACATCATGCAGCACTGCAACCGTCGACGGATCGGGCTCGTGCGGTAGCTGCGGAAGCGGCGCGCCGGGTGCCTGAGACCGCGTGTACGCAGTCGCAGCCTGCTGGTACTGCTGCATCTGCGATTCGTACTGCGCAAGCATCGCCTGCATTTGCTGCGGATCGGGATACGCGCTGTGCTCGATCGGCTCTACTTCTGGATCTTGCAGAAGCTGCGTCATCTGCGCGTCAGTCAGGCCCGAGTACTCCTCGCGAACTTCTTCCGTCGAGTCATCCCACCAGACCTTCAGAATGCCGTTCTTCTGCGTCAGCGCGTCACGAATCCACGCCTCAAGAATCTGCCAGCCGGGATTCTGCTGATAGAACACGTAGTTCACGACGTCGGTCGTCTGCCGCGCTGCTTCCTCGTCGTTCGGATTGCGCCCGGTGAACTCCACGACGTCATCGCCGGCCGTGAAGATCTCCATGAGCGCGGGAAGCGTCCACTCGATCGTATCGGCTACGTCGGTCGACACAACAGCCGAGCGGCCCTCGATCGCGGGTGGGGCGAGATCGCCCTTTGCCTCGCCGAGATAGTAATACTCAGCCTTGCGCCGCATCTCAGACAGCGTACCGCCCATGTAGGCGATCGACTGGCGAATCTCGGTGTCAACGATAACGCCAAGCTCGTTGTCATCGATCTTTTTCGGTTTGTCTGTCATAAGCTCAGGAAATGTAGACGACTATGGCAATGATGAGCACCGACAGGACGGCGGCGCTGACCAGACCTGGCACAAACGCCCTTCGATTGCCTTCCATCATCAGCTCGTAGTCGAGCATCCGCTCGCGATATTCTCGGTCGTTCATGCGTAGTTCATGTTTGGATAATTGAGCGGCGCATACTCGCGCGGCTCTTCCCAGGCGACCATTGCAAGCCCGAACGCATCGGAACCGTGGCTTGACCAATCGTGATTAGGACCAAGCCCGATGCCGCGCTCTTGATCGCGCTTCTCGTGATACCAGCCAAGCGCAGCGCGTCCCGGCTCCGTCGTTTCCTCGTTGAATCGCACCTGAGGGAACAGCACACGGGCGCGCTCGATACGCGCCATTGCGGCGCCTTTGCCCTGATTTGGAATCACGGTCACGGTGTAGCCAGCCTTGCGCAGCGCAGAGGCATACGAGACGT